TTCAGAGCCATCGGCGAGAAGATACTAGTAAGCATCGACATACCTCTCACCGGCTTCGAGTGTAAGACCTGCAACGGGAAGAAAAAAATCGAAGTGAAAGAGGGCCGCGAATCTAAGTTTGAGGAATGCCCTACCTGCAAAGGTCAAGGCGGCTTGATCATAGTGCCGAAGAGTTCTAAGAACCTTCCCACGACTGGGATCATTCTGTCCACTGGTAAGAAAGCAGGAGAGGAACTAGCCAAGGAGGATATTCGCATAGGAGATCGCATACTCTTTAGCCAGCACGCCGGCACTATGATTCCCACGCAAGCTGGTCTGATGTTCAAGTACATGGATTGGTATAATGCGATTCTGAAGATTAAGGGAGCAGATGCTATGAGCGCGTTTAATTTCGTACTCAGTACGGAAGAGTAGAAAGGAGGTGTCTTATCAACTCGATGGATGATACCACATCGAGATTTATAAGAAGCCCCACTCGGAAGATTGAGTGGGGCTTTTTCATTTCTTCACCTGCTTTACTGCGCGGGAGCCATCACTCGTCCTCGTCCCACCATTCAGAATTCGGGTTTGCTGGAGGATGGGTTGCACAGACCACCCACAGTAAAACTCCCACCCCTAAAATTACCCCTGCGATCACAATCGTCATAATTTCTCCTACTTGTTCAGGCACCGCAGTGCCATCAATTACAGCGCCTAGTTCTTACTACAGGAAATCGCCCAGCTCGCCCCCGCTGAACCCGCCGAATGGATGACACTCATTACTCCCGTTCCTGTAGCCGTGTAAACTCCAGTGAAAGCCGCCGCAGATGGGTTGGTCGCCATAGCCCAACAATGACTGCTTGCTGTCAACCGTGCATCGCTCAGAGTATCTGAGGTTTCTGATCCTGTGGTGGTGACAGATCCGTAAACCTGCACAATCAGACTTGAATTACTGATAGTCAGACCGCCTCCAATGGTTTCAGAGGTTGAAGACGCATTGCCGAGGGTAGGGGTTACGAGTGTCGGACTATTCGCCAGCACGATGCTTCCCGCGCCGGTAGCTCCACCTACGATTGTTGGGGTGTTCAACGTGGGGGTGTTGATCGTCGGACTGCCCGACATAACAATACTACCCGTGCCGGTCTGCTGCGTGGTCAGCAACGCGGAGTATCCATTGATCGAAATCCCATTGTTGAAGTTTACTAGTTGATTAAAGGTCCACTTTTTTGTGGTGGGATCAAGATATACCAACGTCGTGCCGACGTTACCGGGATCAGATAGCCACGATCCGGGGAGTTCTCCATTCGGCTCAGTCCATGGTAGAAATAGCATCGTTCGATCTGCCAACGAGGTAACGGTAACCGTGTAGTCTCCTCCGGTCGCAACGGTCAGCCGGTTCGGGCCGATGAAAGTTCCAACCACTTGATTTACCCGAATACAAGTACTAACGGAAGGACCAGACAAAATTGTGTTGCCTTGAATCACGATATTTGTTGGTGGAATGGTGGCATTTCCGGCAAGATCGAGCACCGCTCCATCACTGCCCGTTGCGCCAGAATATAGCTCCATGTTGTTATTGGTGAACTGTCCAGACCACGCATTTATAACTTGCACGCCGCCGCTGACAGTCACGTTGTTTCCGTCGAAAAGAAAGCCGTGAGCCGTATTCGATCCTAAGCCAATTAGGTTCACGATAAAGATACCCGTTCCGGTTATCGTGTTGTTCTGAAAATGCAGAGAATCACCGGCATTTTGAAGGTTCGCTCCCCCAGTAAGCACGCTGTCATGCACAGACCCAGTGAAAACCCCGTCAAATGCAAGCGAGGGATTTGGGCCATACATGGCGATAGCCTGCGCATGGAACTGTCCAATTTCGAGATGGTCAATTTCAAAGTTCGAGATTGTGTTGGTTCCCGCTTGGGCATCAAAGGTAATGGCGTTTTGCGCTGGAATTTCCGACTGCGGAAGTATTGCAAAGTCTCTTGCAGTGAAGCCTGAAATAGGATTAGTGGCGTTGTAAACGTGCAAAACGTCCTGATTGGTTGGCATCGTGGAAGCAACAAGCAGGCCACTATTCCAGCCAACTCCCTCCATCGTTATTGCATTGGCAATCGTCAGCGTCGATGATATTAAGCAAAGCCCACTCTGAGGAAAATAGAGTGTGCCCCCTGACGGTACAGCATTGATGGCATTTTGCATGGCAGTTGTATCATCTATAGTGCCGTTGCATTGTGCCCCATATGTCCTTGGATCGGTCCATGCTGCTGTGGTTACGCCCGTGCCGCCGTTTGTTACAGTCAGTGGAGTGCCAAGTGTCAGACTCGGTGCACTCACCGGCCCAGTGAATGTTGCGCCGGAGAGAGCCGCGCCGCCCAAGTTCGCCAGCGCCCCTGCTGCTGTAGTTGCACCCGTGCCACCACTAGCAATACTAATCGGCAAGCCGAGCACAGTTCCACAACCCCATGAACTGCCATTGTAGTATCGTTGACAAAGCGAACCGACATTCCAATAAGTTCCACCTACGGGGTAAGTAAGAATAGCCTCTACATCTGTATAACCATAACTTCCAGCTGTTGCAGGAAAACGCGGCGCTGGAATAGCAGCGTCGATCAATGTAGTAATACTTTGTCCTGAACCTGACACCGGAGTGGTTACGCTACCGCATTTAGAAGTAGCTTGAGGACATATAGTAAACTGCCACTGACTTCCAGAAGGTGTGACTTGAGTATTATCATACACAGTAACAGAAAAGCTTCCACCGCTACCAAGTGAGATTGGTCCTTGCATAGTGACAGCACTAGAGAGTGGAGCACCGTTAATACGGTAGACATTCAGGTTTGGCTGTGAAGGATTAGGAACAAACTGTACAGAAACCGTCCCATTCGCCCATAGCGTACTATCTGAATCTGTAGCAACGCCGACAACTATGGTTGTCTGAGCGATAGCTACGCCTGAGAACAGCAGCGCACCAAAAAAACCAAGCCACTTCTTCATACTTCCTCCTAGAGCCATCCGTTAGTTTCGAGAAATTGATACCGCTTGAGAGTTGCTTTGTTGATGTCGGTACGGAGTTGCATGTTGGGGAGTTGAATCTTTTCGATAGCCCTGTCGCATCTTCCGGCAGCCTCTTCGATAGAGGAGCCAACGCCTATTGGAGCACAGACAAAGCCATAGTTACCGCTAGTTATGAGAGATTTCTTATCCTTCGCGAGCATTACATCGTACATATAGGTACTACAAAGCTGCTCGCAATCTTCGGGATTAAGCCCCTCGATAGGCACGTCTTTGGCTTTGGGAATTCGTATCTCTGTAGGATATGGCGGTATCGACAATAGCACAGAAACTCCAAACGGCGCCTCCCACTTAATCTCCGGCACTCCCATAGAAGCAATCTTTCGCAGCATATCTGCATAGCCGTGGCCATACATCTGAGCTATAGTAGGATCAGCGAGATATCCAAAGCGCGGCGTCCACTCAAGACCGTATGCTCGGTCCTCAGTTAGAATCGTGTTTAGATCAATCATGCCGGTAAAGCCGACACTCTGGAGGATCGGTATTACCTTCTTCAGACCTTCCCCATAGAGCTTCGACTCCTCAGAGACAGCGAAGACCAAATTACCAGAGCACCCAGTATTCGGTCCTTTGTTGTCGTTCATAAACTTCTTTTCTTCGAGAGTGCAACTCAGCATATAGAAGTTGGTACCATTGAAGAATCCGGCTACCGAAGCTTCTGTGCCTTTGACAAACTCTTGAAGTAGAAAAGGCATTTGCTTAGACTGTTTGTACAGCAAGTCAATGACCTTGAGCATATCCGGTGCATCTTTTGCTACGTAGGTTATGGACTTATCTTCTGAGCCGCCCGGACCTTCGTAGGGTTTGTATACGTACCGCGCATTTTCTTTCTTGATGAAAGCCTTTGCAGCACCTACCTCGGTAAACTCCTGGTACGGCGGTACTCTGATACCCACTTGTTCCATTACTTCAATGCCCGCTTTTCTATCATCTTCCATTGTATGCTCAAACGTGCCGTCTCCGATTGTCGGAGCCTGTTGCTTTGACGCATCCGCCTGTCGTGCTCTACCTGTGAGATCAAACAGTGAGAGATCATATCCTTCATACGACGGATACCCATATCCCTGCACCGTCCTTCTATGATCCAGCGATAGCTTCTTGGGGGACGGAATAAGTCCCCCAAGAACGTCCACGTAGTCTTCTTTGGAGAGGTAGTAATCTACATCATGACCTTCTGCAAGGAGACGAAGTACGAACCACGCTCCCATTGCGTTATACGAGGACATTGCTATTTTCATGCCGTGCTCCTAGTCTTGGTGCTCGTTGTTTGAGTGATCGAAGAGCTGGCTCTTAGGATGTTTCTTCCTGTTTCCCGTAGGGCCAGTACTTTCCTTAGCTCCTTCGCCGTGAGTGTGAACGTGATGCGTTCCACACTGCACACGCTCCTGCATTGCTTTGGCTTCTTTGAGTGAGAGCATTGCACTTTGTCCTGCCATCTAGTTACCTCCTTTCCTGCTGAGTCTGAAATGTTTGCGTAGTCTTGAAGGCTTAGGATTATTTTCCTTTTGCTCCTTCAAGGTCGGAAAAAGTCTGTGAGAGAGTGGCTTGCCTATGACTGGAATCATTTGAGTGACATCTCTGCCAAGTGGATTTATTGACTTTCCTCTCAGTGCATTCGCAGCATCCTCTGTATCTGTGATGCCCATTCCAATCATAGGACCGACAACAGCATTTGCAAGACGACTACCTTTGATAGCTTGGGTGTAATTATAGTATGCACCCATAGCACCAATGTGAGCAAGCATATCAAAATAAGTGCCTGCAAAGTCACCGAAAGAATCAGGATGAGTAAGACTCTTATAATCCTTTTGCATTGATGCTTGTGCTTGCTGTAGTGATCCTGTTCGAGCAAGAAGCTCAAGACTCTTTAGCATCGGCGCGACCGAAGGGAAGACAATACCGAGCGTACCTACGAACTGCGCCAGTCCCTTGATATCTCCAGCCTTCCACTGCTTCCGAAGCTCCCTACCGATGTACGCCGCCTCCGAAGATACAAAAGAGTGATACATAAAAGCCGAGCGCATGAAGAAGTTCGCATTGCCATACATTGACTGGTCGATTGTCTTATTGACGAAGAAGCGATTATTTACAAAGTGGTACACGCCTTTTTGAAGCTGTGCTTCGGTGAGTTTACCACCTTGCTTCTGCACATCTGCTACGTCGATGCCCATCTCAGCAAGTTCAGCGAGAGCACGCTTATCGCCGCGTAGAGCATTTGTCGCCCAGAACTGCGCAGAGTGGAAGCCTACAGCCGCCGCGGCAGCGAGTTGCTTCGTGCGCATAAAGTTAAATCCCGGCTGGTGAATAGTCTTTCGTATAATCTCCGCAGCGGTCGGCTGATTCGTCCATTGGGCCAGCTTGCCACTTCGCGCAAGAACCTCAGAGTGTATTACATCCCACTCAGTATTCGCCAGAATTCCAGAAGCCTCAAGTGTAGAATTCATCTCGTCGGCGTTCATTCTAAGCAGTGCTTTGCCTATGGACTGAAGTGGTGCTGACATACCGAGATGAAAGTATTGTCCGACGTGTGGTATAGCTACGAAAGGAATCTGCACAAGTCTCAAGACTTCATGTGCCACGCGCTCAGGATTTCCTACCGGCTTGTAAGTAGGATCAGTACTCAGCAAAGGAACCGGCTTTTCTTCACTGGCGGCGCGGAACTTATTCACTGTCGTGAAGGTCTTGTTCATTGCCATTTTGGCAGCGGACTTTGTAGCATCGCCGCTGCGCTCGTGAAAGACTCGTGTATCCTTCAACTCGTTTGAAACTATATCCGCAATCCTACGACCATTCATCTGCACCCTAGGATCAGGATGATCTAGAAGTGAAGCGATCAGCGGAGACACGTTCTGCATCTTATCTCCGACTGAGCCTTCTAATCCAGCGAGTCTGGCTTGAGAGCGATTTTTAATATCTAGCTCTTTGAGCGTCAGCCCAGCATTTTCATTACCTCCCGATACTGGATTAACACCGCGCTGAAGAATCCGTGCAGTTACATTCTGTATCGGATGCCCCATCTTTTGTGCATGCGCATGAAGGTCTGCGACAGTCGCCGTGTGAATAGGAAGTGCATTTCTCGTTGCATCCGAGCTTTGATGCCAGTCAAGCACAGCTTTAGAATCTTTGGTGCGCTCTCCTAGAGCTATAGACCTCAATCTCTGGTACTCTCCAAGCTGTGCTTTCACAGCTTTTCCTTCTGGAGATACATCTAGTTCCCATTCTTTATTGCCAACTAGAGAAAGCAACTTAGAGCCGACGCCGCCCTCATGCTCCAAACTCTTCGCCCACATCTCACCAAGAGGTGCTAGAAGACCGCCCATTAGAATAGTATCCTTTCATACGCGCCAGTCTGAGTTTGAAGATCGGAGATCATCGTGTCAATATCTGAGATACGCCCCTGAGAACTGAAGTCCTTTGGACCTTTGGCATACTCTGCTAGACGCTGCGCATGAAGCATCTTATGTGCCATCAATGCAGCACGCTGTGCTTCAGGATCAGCTGCGAACATGTCCTTGAGATTCCGCTTTTCCTGTAGATGTTTCTCCTCAAGAAGCTCTCGTTGCCACTCAGTAGAATTCCACATGTCATCCTGAGTGCTACGGAAGATGTTAGACTCCTTCGGCCATCTACCGGAGCCGAGAAAGTTATCCATGTGGTTATACATAGCTTTGGCATAGTACATAAGTTGCGGCTCAGAAGGTTTCCTACCGTTCATAAATTTCTGAACCTTCATAGTATCCGAAAGCCGTTGCTCAAGCTCCTTGCCAAACTCACGTGGCATCAAGTGAATGTAGTTGTACATGAAAGCAAGAAAGTTAGGATTCTGCACTCCTTCGCGAGTATTCTGACCTTCAAAGAATACTCCGGCATCTCGAAGAGCTTTTGGATAGAAGTGGTTAGAAAGATCGTCCTTAAAATCTTTGTCACTCATGCCTTCAAAGAACTGAGTGAGAGTCTTACCCTGACTCTTTGCAGTTGCCATATATTGCTTGAGACGTACTTTGTAGTCGGGCACTTTGTCATACCGCACAGATCGCTGACCGAAGCGATCTGTCTTATACTCAGTACGCGTCTCAATCGCAGGAATGGTCTTGTCCTTCAAAGCAATGGATGTAACTTTTTTAACTGGATTCTGTGTCAGTTGTTTCTCCGCTTGCGCTGCCGCTCTAACCTGATCCTTTGCCATCTTTTGCTGAGCCATCTTCTCTACTTGCTCTGGCTTTACCATCTTCGCAGCGGCAGGATCTTTAGCAAGTTCTGCCATTACTTTCGCTTTGTAGAATTCGAGCGTACGCTTTGTACCAGGAGTCGATGCTTCTTTAGCAATCTTTGTTGCCGCTTGTTCTTGGACTCCTTCTACGTGTGTGTTGAGAGAACTTCCAGCGTCCATGATAAGCTGATTAAGCCTCGCAGAAAGAAACTTAAAATCCTCACTTCCAGCTTCAATGGCACTTAGTTTCTTATCACCAAGTATCGAACGAATAAACTTCGCCGCTGAAAGAACCGGTCCATACCGAGCAGGGTCTTCGTTCATCAATTTCAGCTCATGTTCTTTAACAGCAGCGCGGCTCAGACCAGAATCCTGCATCTCACCTACATGGCGAAGCGCTTCTACATAGATAGCTTGCTGCCCCGGTACTCCGGCGACGATGAGATTGTTGCCAACCTCTTTCTTATGATCTTCGTATCTCTCTGCATCCGTAGCAGGTCGAAGTCCTTGCTGCGCCAGTTCTAGTTTTGCAGCACGACGTTCTACTGCATCCTTTGCGACACCTTGAACAACGTCGCCGAGTTTCTTGGTTCCCATTCCCGCTACATTGAATAAGCCATGAAACACCGAGAAACCTACAGCATCTTGCCACGCTTGAGCTTTGTCTTCTTGCTTACGCGTGGCTTTGCCATAAGCATAACCTTCGGTTCCTGCCATCAAGTATCCGAATACTCGTTTGCCAGCAGTTGTAGCCATCAACTCGGCAGTCAGATTACTGCCCTTTGCTACGCCGCTGCCCTCTCCCATAGCAACATACATTGGCAACTGAGCAGCTTGCTCTGCTACAAAAGAGGTCGCATGATTAAGCCAGCCGTCGTAGTTTGGCAACGCCGCTGCCCAGAATTCGTGCTCATCTGTCTGACGCTGGGTACCTTTATTGACAAGCTCACTTAGCTTAGAATCATGCCTCACGGCAGTAATCTGATTGTGTAAATCTGCTGCTTGTTCATGCCAAGGTCGTGCAAGAAGTGCCTTCCGCTGTGTGTCAGGAAGCGCGCGTTCTGCTACTTGATTCTTATACAACTGTACTGCATCTGGAATAGCGTTACCAAGCGTATTATACACATACTGCCCCGCTCTAGCAAGACTTGGCAATCCCTCATTCCATCCATGTGCAAGACTGTGTACGATGGAGTTGTTATAGGAGTCTTCTATATTATAATTCGTAGCCTCCTTGTATGCTTGCTTGAGCCATAACTCCTTGCTCATCGGCGCGATCTTCATCCCACCGTACATCGGAGCAATCATCTTATCGTAATAGTGTGAAGCTACGGCAGTCTTTTGCTCTTCTGTATAGTGTGATAACGTCGCATCATTAGCAACCGTCTTCCACCGATGTAGTGAGTTAGCCAACCCATCGTAGGGATCGATTAGTTTGTACGGATTCAGATGAGGATTCTTCAGCGCCTCGATCTTCTGTGCACGAGCCATGGAATCAATCGAAGAGTACTTCTGCTTCAGCGCCGCTTCCCTGGTAGCTTGATGCTCTGCTGCCTCGCCACTTTCTATGACCTCACGAAGCGGATTAGTAGTTGTCGTCCTCTTCGTCTGGATCGGCTGCTGTATCTGTGAGATAGGTAGAGGCTGCGCTGCGGTCGGTACTTGAGCTTGATTTTGATTCACTAGAAGAACCTCCTTCCTGCACTCCGGCAATCTTCTTGTACCATGTTTGTATTCCGCCTACAGCTTGACCATAGCTTACCTGCGCTTGCTTCGCAGTCTCTAACTGAGCGTCAAGATTAGAAACCATAGAAGCATTGTAAGGCTTCTGCTTAGCTGCTGCATCTCGCTGTATCTGAAGTTCGGAAACAGTCTTTGCCAAGTTTGCTTGCGTGACTGTAGTTTTAGACTGGAAATCCTGAAATGCTTTCACAGAGGTGAGAGGGTCGGCGTCCTTCTCAGTGAGCTTCGCCTTAAAAGTAGCAAGCTCCTGTGAACCACGCGCCGCGATCTCACCGAGTCTGTAGCCATGCTCTGTCTTCAGAGCCGATGCTCTCGCATTTATCTGTGCTTGCATTCTGTCCCAAGCATCTTGACTGCGCATAAAAGCAAGATTATCAGTATGCGCTTCACGCCGTTCTTCCGTAGATGCCGCGGAGTTCGCACGTACCTGAGCTGAAAGAAGTGGAATCAAAGCTCTGGTAGCAGCAAGGTTAGCTTTCTGAGTCTTCTGAAAAGCGGCAAGCTTTTGCTGTGCTATAACATTCGGTGCCACAGTCTGCGGCTGAGACTTAGCGAAAGCCTCGCCGAAGTTCGACGCACCTTGCTGATTACGTTCAGCCTGCACTTTCTTAGCGGCCTCGCGCTTCTCTTGAATCGTTTTCGCATTCTTCAGCGCCGCTTGCACAGCTTGATGCTCTTCGGTCTTGTTCTCAGAAGGGTCGATGTAGTTAATGTTAAGTCCCTTTGCTAAAGCCTTTCGCATTTTAGAGTCAGCAAGCACCCCATTACGAACATCAGTGTTCTGCTTAATCAGCTTGTCTGCTTGCGCAATAGTGGCTTGATAACCCTTCGCCTCCTCGCCAGTAGCGTTCGTTAACATTGCATTAGTAGAATCCTTCATCTGCTGAGCCTCGTCCAAGGCTTGCTGTGAAGTGAAGAGTTTCGTCGCCGCATCTGTAAGATGCGTTTGCTTCTGTTGTTTCCCCGCTGTTATAACCTGACTGACTGCATTTCCAGCAGAGTTGATCATATTGGCGATAGCCTCTCCTTTACTACGAGGTCGTTCATATGGCGTCGGTGTTTGCGGAGCGGACCCAGTTTGCTTTGTAAGCGCTGTAGGAATCTGTCCTACATGCTGGCCAGCTATAGGAGTAATGGCTTGGCGCACCAAAGTCTGATCGGTAGCGAGATTTTTTAAGATCTCATCTACTCCACTACCACTTGACAGCACTCCTACCGAAGTAGGAACAGCTCCCTGCGGAGTCGGCCAAGCTAATGTATTGCCATCTGCTTTACTCATCTCAAGCTCCTTGGTTAACCTTTCGCAATCAGTGATGACGCAATACTACTACCCGCACCTATGCCAGCGCCAGCTAGTTGATAAGGCATCATGCTTTCTTCGAGATTGTAATTCTCTGCCGGGCCAAGCATAGATTGAATCATACTTTCCTGCATCTGCAAACCTGACTCAGTGAGCGAAGCGCTCTCACTTGCGATAGAAGTTTCTTCTTGAGCATTGAGACTCGCATCTGCAAGCGCCGCTACACTACTATTCGCAGACACTCCTCCAGCACCGAGTGTAGCATTGGTCTGCGCTTGCGCTGTAGCCATCTGAGGAGCAAGAGATTTGATATAGTCGTTGAGCACCGTTGACTGCGTACCACTTATAGAGCCAAGGAAGCTACTCACTTCACTTCCTACACCAGCACCGAAAATACTATCTAACTCACTAGATTCGGCTGTCGAAGTTGATGAAGGAACAGAACTTGTCGCTGTTCCTGTAGGAACTAAAGGATTAGCAGAAGTTGCAAGTCCAGAAGTTGATGTGGATGTTGACGATCCAGGAAGAGCTTGTTTTGCTGTAGAGGTCGCCGCTGCGCCAGGAGTTGTTTGATTATTCCCTGCGGTATTTGAGTACGGAACCATACTGTTTGTAGCCATTACACCCTCCCCATTCTGAGACGCATTCTTCGTGTGGTAGTGCCTTGATCTCTATTGCGTTGTGAGGTACGCTGAAAGATTAAGCCCGGCGCTCCTTCGGTACCGCTGCTGGTTTGGAACTTCTGATCTCCATAGAGAGAAGTTTGAAGTTCTGTCTTCTTATCAGCTAAGTTTACCTGAGGCGCTATCCTAAGAGCTGCGGCATACTCTAGAATCTCTTGCCACTCATCAGCCATCATGATTTGCTGCGCTGAGAACGTCGTAGCTAGAGCATCCGTATTGATGACATTCTGCGTCAGCGGGTGCTGCGTCTGATAGCGCATATAGCCAGGATAATTCTGATCAGGCATCGAAGCGATATAGATCTGATTATTATGCCGCGTCCAGTATATCGGCACGCCAGGAATATTCCACAGCACCTCGATAGCATCGAAACTTCTAAACTTGAGATCGTAGCCAGCATTAGAAGCGTTGTTTGACACCGACGGCGTTGAGTAGCCGCCGATGTAGACGAAGAACGAGTTTACTTTCGTTACGTCCAGAGCAGCCTCTGGAGTGTTCAAAAAGAAACTCGGCGCATAGTTATTCTGAAAGGGCACGAAGTTAAAAGTTGGGCCTGTATCTTCAAGCAATGGGTGCTTATAGTCAGACGTAAGCTCAAGCACAGCCTTACGAATAGCCTCCATCATTACCATAGAAGCCACAGACCGATTCATCAGAAGTCCCTGAATACCCGTAACACAATCACCAGCTAGAAAACTCATGTGGACTCCTTAGAATACGTAAATCGTATGTGATGCTGTTGGGTCGGTTGTTGTGAGAGTGATCTGATTATTATCCGGCGCCGCTGTTCTATGAACAGGTGCATTCTTGTCCTGATCTACGACGTGAAAGCCTATCGGCTGACGCAGAAGACCATGATTTATCACGAGCGAGCCGGAAGCAGGCCAACTATATGCCGCACCTGTATCAGTTGAGCCAGTTGCAGCAATCCGAATCAATGTACCAGAGCCGTTCCCTTTGTCGAATTGCGTATACACTCCAGCGTTCACCCCAGCACTGGATGGGGCACTTCCCTTAGCTGTGCCCATATCTACATTACCAGTCAGCGTCTGCTGTACAGTTTGCGTCCATTGACGATGAGCATCTGGTAAGGTATGGGCAAACGTATTAGGGTCGTATGGTCGCATTATACTGGCCTCTGTTTTGAGTCGTAAGATGCGAAAGTCGCTATCTTAGCAATCGAAAGTTGGCTGCTTAATATACTAGTAGTTTGAGACAGCTCTACTTTAAGCTGAGGTGCTCGAACAGTTACAGCACCTGGTGTAGAGTTCAAAGGAAAAACTTGAGATTCGATAGGAGGCACATTCATTGAAGTATAGTCGGCAACTTTTAGAATAAGTTGACCGAACAGAACGTCACCAAAGCTAAAAGTTAACGTCACATCTTCTGCAAGTTGAGCAACAACACTGACATATAGAGCATCTATTGTAACATCTCTACCAAAAGACACTTCTTCCACTGGAAAGATCACAGTGCTTGGCTTAGAAGTGGACAACTGCGAAGATGGAATACCAGCTTCGTAGGAATAAAAAGAATATTTCCCCGCCACTTCTACTACAACCGTAAGAAGATCTTGATTGTACAAATTCACCAAAGCCGTTGTATTCGTGGTTGCAAACACTCCTGCAAGGAGGTACTGAATATCTACCGCAGGTATAGTCAATGTAGCAGTTTGCCAAGCTCTACTTACGGTATTGTAGATAAAGAAGGTTGTCCCAACAATAAAAACTACTACTGGAATCTCGTCAATTATATAAATAGCACACGCAGCAGCCCCGTATAAACTATATGGATTATCCAAAAGAGTAGAGAAAAGCTGTTTTTTTATTTTCTCTCCGATAGCGGTAAATGAGTTAGAGAGCTGATATACATCCGAATTTCCTACATAGCAACCCATCTGACCATACTGACAAACGAGAGCCTTTATCTGCGCGCCTTCTCCCTCATCGCCGAGTTCGATATGACTTATCGTAAAAGGTGAGGTTGCATTCCCAGTAGCAGTTGCATAACTCACACCACGAGAACGTACAATAAAAGCAGTAGCATTTGTCACAATCAAGCCGGTAAGATAATCTCCGATATCAGCGAGCATTTCATAACCTGCCCCTGTTATGTTACCTGCTAGATTAAGTGGTGCCCATACATCAAGAGCATTTGCTGCGCTCCATGCCAGTATCATGTCTACAGAATCTACTATTGTACCTGGTGTTGGAACAAGCCCAAGACCAATAAGAGAACCCGCAAATTTCCTCAGCACCCGCACGCCTTGTGAGGTTGTCGAAACTACAAATTCTCCATGTCCAGAAAATTTTATAATAGCTGGTCCGATGTTTCCAATGTATAGCGTACCACCTACTGAAGCTATAGAAGCCTGAGACGGCAACAAAGTTGAAAGCGTCGTACCTACACCTGTTCCATCATCACCCCCTGTTAAATAGGTAAGTGTGCGTACTGGAAAGTAGTAATAATACAAATCGGGACCAGTAATCGTAGAAAGATCCTGCACTGAGATGCTATTTCCTACTGTACCTGGGATGATAGCCGTGAGTGTCAGAGAACTAGCCAGAGTGTTTACTGTCGCGGTTACATTAAGATCGGCGATATTATATGGCGCATCAGCCGTTCCATTTATCTCGTTAGCCATCGTATTAAGAATATCTGAAACACTTCCAGTTATAGTCAATACTGGAACTGGCCTTGTCAGTACGAATATTCCCGATTGATAACCTATGAAGGTATCTCCTGGAGCATTGGATGTGTTTATTGTACCATAACCATCAGAGTCTAAGCCAGAGTTTAGTATCACTAATTTTGCAATTGAACCTCCTGCGCCTATAGCAGCAACTAGGACCTGCGCCGTACCTTCTTTGACAGTCGTAGGAGGATTGGTAAGAAAACTTGTGTAATTACCTGCACTGTTTACCTGACTGACTGTAGCATCTACATAAGGCATATCAAGATAATATACCTCACCAACTGAATAACCAGTACCGGTTGGATTTGGATAAGAAGAGGAAGAGATATCAGTCATACCTGCCAAAACAATAGTTCCGGTTATTGTAGTATAAGACCAACCTGCAAATTCCTTGTAAACTCCATTATCATTATAAGCCATAGCTACTGCAACGCCACCAGATCCAACAGAACCTGGATCGATCATCGTAGCACCGTTGCTAATCACAGCATATTCTGCCTCGCCAGCCGGTCCTTTAATATCTAATACAACGTTGCTCTGTACTGAATAATACAAACTCGCAGGTCCTATTGAATAGCCCCATCCAGCGACCGATATTAACTCAGTGACTACCGTACCAAGATTTGGTGTGCTGTTGTTAGCGTTGCTGGCCTGAGTAGTATATGAACTCGGCAGAAGTTCAAGCGCTGTGATCGAGCCTCCAGCACCAACTCCGGTAATAGTAACCTGAGCTGTAATATTACTACCCTGAACAAGCCAATAAGTTGTTCCTACGACATAGTTAAGTCCAGGAGTAGTAATAGTAAGCGTAACTGGAATACCAGTTAGATCAAAATAACCACCGCCCAGAGCAGACGTATCAGAAGAACCTAAAGAAGTAACAGAAGCTACTTCAATAACTGCTCCACTTCCAGGAGTTGCGATGCTAGTAGTCTGCAATGCAGTTGTGATAGATGCTGCTGTCGCAGGCGTCAGACTATTATATAAAGTGTAAACGAGAGTATCATCCCATACTGCTGTGATAGAAGAGGGACTCCATGAAGTCATGTAAAACGTATATGTAACACCTGTTGGAGTACCTGTCACTGCGCTTGCGGTATACCCAAGCGCATAGTTAAGTGTACCAAACTTAGGACTGTAAAAATTCCCAAACCCGATAAGAGTTACACCTGCTGTAGAATTCCACAACACAGGTATAGTAACGGATCTAAGCGAGGCCGCAGTTAGAGTGCCATTTACGACTATAAATCCATCACACTGCGTAAAGCACTTCGGATCAATATAAGCCGGCGGCGCAGAAGTATCCACGCCGCCGAAAGGGGATTCTTTTCCGCCGTAGGTAATCTCTAACCCAATGTTACCATTAGCGAGTTCTGTTGCTTTGATAGCTCCCATGTCTACCTACTTAGTGCCAAGATACAGATCAACTTCTCCGGTGAAAGTCCCGCCGAAAGTGATAGGACTTTCAAGCCAACCAAGTTCGCCGAAGGTTATTTGCTGTGAAGATGCGCCCCAGGTCGAAGTGTAGACTCTACCATCTGCATCTGTTATTGTAAAGGTATTTCCTGAAGTACCGCCGGTCCAAGAACCACCTTTGATCTTCACATTCAGTGTACCGAAAGGAGTTGTTCCAGCTCCGGTGATTCTCCAAATACGTCCTGAGAAATCATTTGCCATCTCAAACTCCTTTCCTAGTTGAAGTTGTAGTGGCAGCGAACGACAGCACCGTAAAATGTCGCCGTGCCACCAGAACCAGCGGTGAGGTTAAAGTTAAGGACAAGCTCCGTATCTGCTGTGATGGTCATCGCAGGCGTCGAAACAGGCACGTTGATAACCTTTACTTGTCCCGCCGTGTTGACTGTCGTAGTAAGTCCATTGGCTCCAAGAGCAATCAAGTTGCTGACTACCGGAGCTGCATTGTTTGCAAACACCGTAGAAGTGAGTCCAACCGTAGCCAGAGTAGCCGCAACTGTATAGACTCCATAGATTAAATCTATTGAGTCTACCTGAGTTCCCTTCGGCACTGGGCCACGTTGAATACCACCAAGTGTAGGCATATTCGCAGCAAGAAGAGGTGGAAAACCTGTAATTGCTTCGGGATCGTTAGTATTCGCTACAAGTGACGGTCCTGGCACAGATGCAGCCGTTCCATACTGTTCTTGATCGTATGCAGTTGTTCCATACACTCCTGTACGAATGTACGTCTCAAGATTCGCAAAGAACGTACCAGCTTGAGTGGCTGCAAGGTTAAGTTCGAAAAGACCGGCGCCAGCGGAAGATCTAGCAGCAAGATTTGCCGTATCAAAGAACTCCGACGCGCCGATGAAGAATTGTAAATCTGGAACGGATACGTCTTGCGTATAACGTCCATCTGTTTGGCTCATATCAATCTCCTAGCGCCTCGGCGCTTTACAGCAGAAAATCTTCAAGTTCTTCTTCAAAATCTGGATTACGTAGCTTTTCTACTGGAGCAAACTCTTCTTTGCCGTCTCCGAGAACTTGTGCTATCTTAACATCCCGTTCTCCGATAAGTCCAAGTCTGCCCCCAGCATCTTGACACTCCGGTCCTAGCAATAACCCGCGCTCCCGCTTGCAATCCGCGATCTTAACTTTCTTATCGCATCTATCACAGTAGTGCCACGGACCTGTCCAGTGTGTGTGCCGTAATCCGGTTTGTGCGAAGAAACTCATTCTAAATCCTCAAGAAGTTTAGGGTGCGACCGGAGCAGGTGGGCGAGTCGCACCCCTCACTATCGTAGCGATACTTTGCTACGAAGCCTGAACTTCTACGGTCCCTGAGTTCCCCACACTCCCTGCCACCGTGGGCACCAAGCAGCAACGCGCATACGAGTCTTTTGCTTGATAGCATCGGTGTCGAAGTCATCATCAAAGTCTGTAGTAGGCTTTTCCCTATCGATAACTTCAAGTGCATGGTCTTGCTTTTCTGCAGCAAGGAACCAAGCAGAAGGATTGTTAAGCCAAGGAACCTCAATGTTCTTGTAGTCCTCCGGTAACAGAGAGTTGATGGTGTTATCTCCAGTATACGGCTTGCCAGGAGAACCAAGAATCTCTCTCACAAGGAACCGCAACTCAGGAGGTGTGATGAGACTCACCCACCGAAGCCGGATGGGAAATCCCATGTTATCGATCATACGCGCCGCGTGGTTGGTAGCGAGTTGAAGCCCTGCTACCGAGAAGTCCACATCCACCGAAGGACGGTTAGGATATGTACCAGCAGCGGAGATAACTCCCGCTGCACCCGGAGCGATCGACGTAGCCTGCGCACCGCCAAGCAGAGCGTGCTGATTATAGAACAGAGGATTCCCATCGAACGTAGTAACCGAGGAAGTAAAGCCAAGGTTAAATACGTTCCATGCGATCATCTCCTTGGTAAACGCCGCGGAGCGTGCGAGCAGCGTCGGACCTTTCTTTCCGACGAGGCCATACTTATCATCGTCGTAAAGTTCCTTCGAGGTACGAATACCCAAAGAGTAAGTCAACGGCTCCACGCGCTTTGAAGCGCCTTGCTTCATCTCAGTGTATGCAGTAGAAGCATTTTCAGGTTTTTCCTGCAGAATTGAGATGCCTGCCATCTCAAGTTCTTGTTCGTACTCAGAGTCAGAATCTACCTCGTGAAACACCTTGGGATAGTCTGATGCTTTGAGCTGGTTATCGAGACTGTCGAAGTAGATTTTTCTCAGCCCCGGCTGCATCAACTGTGGGAATTTCGCTCTTACTTGAGGCATAGATAATCTCCTTCGGTTAGGCTACTTGAATAGCAGCGGCTAGAAAGACAAAGTTGACGAGTGAGTTGAGGCCAGGACCATTAGGAAGACCGACAACCTGCACTACAGCAGAAGCGCCAGTCTTGCCGCCGTCTACGTACCAGTAGCCGTTGGCGTCCTTAGTCAAACCAAGGATTGCACCAACAGTTGCCTGTGTGGTAGTCCAGTTGGCGGTTACGGTACCAGTGGAGTTGTCGTATAGAGCCTGGAAAACATTATCTTGATTCGGCTCCATATAGAGTGTGCGCCCATCAGAAACTGGCGTGCCCAGAGCAATATTCACACCGAGCGGCTGATTAACTACCGAGCCGTAGGTCTGAATAGCATCCGTACCAGTGATGCCTCCAAACGGAGGAGTAGGAGCACCCGCACCCGCAGTGCCAAGGTTAAGACCAAAGGATTCCGAAACTCCTAGAATCCCCGCCGTCACAGTTGTGCCATCCCATTGCTGGACATAGCCGCTTGCGTTTAACTGCACCGGTGAGCCAGAAAGAAATGTCTGCCCTGCCGCTTCCGGCTGAGCGCTGGTATATGGCGTAGTACCCGCCTTCTCCAGCACTTGTAAAATAGGCAGATGTGTGGTTAGATTAGCACCAGCCATATACTCTCCTTATTTCTGTTGAGGTGGTGCCTGCTTCACCACAGTTGAGGTTAGAAAACTAGCTAGAGAACTGGTTCATAGAACGAGCCGACTTCTGGCTCAGAAGGAATGCTAAAGAGATCGAGCGTATCCTTGATTCTGCTTGACGGAGGCCGACGATTATTGCTGAGTTGCCTCTGTGAAAGCTCAAGCATTCTACGACGTTTGCCGAAGAGAATTCGCTTATGCACTCGCATTGCTATAACATCCTCATAGCAATACAGACCCTCTGAATCAAACACCAGAGGAATCTTGAAATCAGGGTGCATATGCTCTTTCTTTACGAATTCGTAGCCTTCAGCCTGAAGCTGTCCGATCCTACGCTGGTCTTTAGAAGCCCATACGACTGCATACTCAGGATCTTTCAGTTTTATATTCATGTACTCAGGAATCTCGTGCTCGATTACAGGAATATAGACGGCGGGATTAGAAGCCTCCGCCTCGGTGATTGTAGCCCAATCTGGTTCCTTGGGCTTCGCGGCCTCTACACGTTTGGCATTGAGGTTCTTTAGCGCCAGCTCGACAGCCTTCTGTAGGGTTGCAGCGTCTACAGTAGGAGACTTAGTCTCTACTTGCGCGGCCGCTAAAGGCTTCGGCGCTCCGACAATAGCAGGTTGGTCCTTGTGATCAATAGTAGGCATTATACATACCCAATCCCTTCTTCGTCTAGCATCTTAGCATATTCCGCAACCGGAATGCCAGTTTGACGAGCTGCTTTGAGTACGTTTGGATCGCTCATGAGGCCAGCAAGAAGTTTATCTTTCTCCGCCTGCGACGCGCTAGAATCTCCAGCACTGCCACTCGAAGTGCCTCTGGAGCCGCTCTCGCCAGAAGCAAAGCGAGTTTTGATCTTGCCATCGAGAATTTCTTTGTGATGACGACCTACTACAGTGTCGTAGCAGTTCTTGATATTCTCGCGAGCGAACTTCGGGTCAGCCTTAAATTGCAGAGACTGCGCATCAAGCAGAGCATCGACTTCTCGCTTGATGTCGCCGTGGTAATATTCAAAGGACTTGTCATCCTCAAAGACCTCACGCTTAGTGCGATCGAAGCGACTAAGTAGGACCTCATTTGTCAGAGGTTGGTTAACGAGTGCTATAGCTTCAGCGGTACGACCCTCCAGCATAAGAGCTTCTACACGCTCCTGCACTGTTCCCTGAGTCTCCTCAGCTTGCTTTCTGGCCGCCGCAGCCGCAGTATCGTCCTTTTCCTTCTTCCGTGCCGCCGCATCTTCCTGCTGAGTTTTGGCCAAGCCTTCCAGCATCTCGGTGATCTTTGGAAGCGCCGCCGCAGCCTCAGCACCAGCCTTAATCTGTTGCTGAAGCTCATCAGGAAGAGTAAGCTCTGTCGCTCCATCTTCCTTTTCAGTTCGTTGCCATGGAAACTTTGCCATTAGATGCTACCTCCTTCCGCTGCCTGCCGCATCTTTTCTTTGAGCGCCTCTTGCGCTTTGAACTGCTCGTCGAACTTCTTAATAGCCGTAGGCAAGTCAAGCAGCAGAAGTGCAAATCTCAACTCAGCCCCTTGAATCGCCGTCGCCGTCTTTACATCATCCGGCGTCCCTTTCACTGGCACACTCGCTAGCCAGTTGATACGATCCTCTTTGATATTACGTAAGAGTTCCAGAACCGGCTGGAACTCCTCCTGCTCCCATAGTCGCCGTAGGGATTGCTGATACGGCACCAGATCTGCCACTGTTTTGATTTCCATTTCCTGCTCCTGCTCCAGCAGCTTGTTCTAGCTGCTTCATTGCGGCTTCGACAATGTGAGATACATCTGGAAGTACGGTATCCACATTGTCTATACTAAATGCACGCGACAAGGCTTGCCCTGTTGCCCTTGTCGCAAGAAGCATGTCCAGATAATACTGTCTTAAATCTGGACTGATGCCTGGGGTATTTATTGCCTGAATAATCTGCGCCTGACTTTGATAGAGGCGATCGTACCTGTCGGAGAGAAGAATCAGATTTTGCTTATCCATCTCCTTATTCATAGAAGACGAAGCAGGACGAAGCCGAAGACCTAGAGTGCCATCTTTGTATGCTTCGAGAGCTTTCTTTAGCTTCTCAGCTCTGCTTCCATACTTCTTGAGCTTCTCGCCTATGCCAAAGTGTGAATACATCGTAAGAAATTTACAGCCAAGTTTTACATGTGCGGAACGTAGATCTCCAGTACGAAGATTATTTCTGTTATTCTGCTGCATCATCACCATTGATGTACCAGCAGCGCTATAGATTCCTCGCTTCGGATTTACTATTCCACCGCCTGTACCACCAGAGGCGGGATCAACTCCAGTGCGCTCCTTAGCAATAGCCATGTGAAATTGATCTGGTCCATCGCTGTAGCCAATATCCGCGCCGGCCTTGAAGTGCTCGATCTCATCCTTACGTCCTGGGAAACACACACCAGGAAATACATCAAGCATTGAACCAAGTTTGCATTCTGGATCGGCGCGAAACATTCCGAGCATCGCCATGTTACGATTATTCGTGCGCCAGTTATTGTTGTTCGAGAGTTCCTTCTGCACCATGTGAATCATCTCAGCAAATCCGGTGCCAAGGTAGGATTCATCATCGTATGCGAGCTTCATATCCTGATATGGTACCATGTTCTTTGGATAATTATTGAATGTTATCCAAAGTACACGCTCTGAACGCTTGTGATACCTGGCATTGAAGGAGTAGGTTTTTCCTCCAAGCAAGAATGTAAAGTAAAGATTATAAACATACCAGCGAGCAGCGCCAGTATCCACACCGCTTGAGTCGATAGAAAATTGTTCATTAATCTCACGCTCCATCTCTGTCTCTTGCACAGCATCAGGACTGTTTAGAAGATAGTCAATGTCGGCTTGCTTGTAGTAGGGGCTTTTTGCTTTTAGATCCTTTACATCCCACATATCAAGAGATTCGATATGACCGAAGAGTTTCATATTCTCTAGCTTCGGCACAGAAGGATCAAAAATAAAGCGATTTAGAGGCAACAGCTCAGGATGTGGGCCATCACGCTTTGTAAAGATGTGCTCCTCTGATATGACAGAGCTTTCATCTGACTCGCCGCCGCTTCTATAGATCTGTTCAACCTGTTCCTCAAACTCGTAGGGAGTGTAGATAACTCCCGTGCCATACTTGATCGCACTGTGATCGGCACTCTGCTCTACTCTGTAGAGGTCAAGCTCTTCTGGAGCATAAGCCATGTCCATGAGGAAATCTTGAATCACAGCTTTCAGCTCCTCACCATCCTTCTCCGGCAAGTCGCCACTCATAATCGCAGCCCATAGTGGATCATACATCCACTTACCAGCTACGACGCGAGCTAGAAGCTCGTCACAGGCAGTGCCAATGATGGGAATAACTAAGTTCGCCGCGCCAGGCCAAGGCCAGTCGGCTTCTTTATTCTTCGGGCGAGCTTTGTAGAGTCGGACGTACTCTGGAAGTTTTTCGATTCTAAAGGTCTGAAGTCGCCTGTCCAAGTGAGCGCACTTGTCCTTGATGAAATCGCATATCTCCGCGTAGTTAGCAGGCCCGATACCTCCTGGACCTGTCGTATCTGCGGTTACTAAAGTAGGCGGTTGATATGGCATCTTGAGGATGCGCTCCTATTTGTGAATCATCGCAAAGAATGTTGCTATTGCTACAATGGTTGCTATCACTGCCGAACCAGCAAGAGAAAGTGCAAGTACATTTGTTTTGCCATCTTTTACTGCGGTCAGCGCTGCATTCAGAGCTTTCTCATGCGCTTTCTCTCGTTCGTCCATAATAGCAAGAAGATGAATTCTCAATGTATTGAAAGTCCATCCGGCGCTATTGTCGTGTACTTCGGTGGTCATACAGCACCTAGAAATGCTTTGCTACAACTGCGGTCAGGGTAGCAAGAACAGCCAGCAATGTTGAGCCGCTCAGCCACACAATGAGTGCGAGTTTAGTCTCGGCGCTTGTCATTCTCGACACTAGGGATGGTTCTCCGTTTCCCTCGATAACAACGCGCTTGAGAGTTATTACATCTTTTTCTATATCCTTAACAAGCTGACAAGATACAGTCGTACAGACGTCTCCCATTTCCGCTCCCTTTCACTAGGCCGCCGCGGCTGCCATACGTCTAGCAAACCGCACTTTCTGTAAAGCCATGAAGTCATCGACCTTCTCTTTAGATACAGTATCGAATTTCCATACTTGAGGACCGTAGCTAAGTACATCGAGAAGATCGATTAAACCTTTGCGCTGTCCGTACTGCTCAGCTTCTTCCTTAGTCTCTACGCAGTTGTTTACGTCAAGCCAAAGCTCATGCCGCTCGACGATTGGAATAAAATTCTCAATACGTTCTGCTTTAGCATTGGCATTCTGCGGAGTTTTCAGAGGAAGAAACTGTATTCCAGCAATCTCTGGATGAGAATCTTTATGCTCTTCGACGAAGTAGTTCAAGTGATAGAGAAGATACTTCTGAGCTGCTACAGCTTCGACGTAGACTGTACGAAGCTTCCATTTGATAGCGTAGAAGAAGATCTTCTTCACGAAGTCGTCTATAGGACAGGCTTTAGCCCACTGATCGAGTAAGTAGACACGACGTGGGTCGCGCATTACTCCAGTCACGGCGATAGCATGACGACAGCGCCCATCTTTTCCGACTTCTTGTCCTAAGTGTGAACCGCCATGATTAGGATCAACAACCATGTAACGATCAAGATTGCGAGGGAAGATATCTTTCTCTACATCTCCATCGGCGACGTGATGACGTATGACGATGCGATATTGCTGCGGCTGCGAAACCTCGAATAAGCGATTTATAACTGGACTTTCCTTTGGAATCGACAACGCGCCGGTTACTTTCTCGAAGTGAAAGTACCGAAAATCCGCCATGTTAAACTTGGCTTTAGAAGGATCAATAGGGTAGTTAAGAAACTGGCAGTTCTTAGTTGCGTAACCAGCAGCTATATAATTTCCTGTACTACTTTGAATATTATATACAGGCAACGTTCCAAGATGTTTCAATCCTATAACCTGGTCAATACCTCTATCTTCCATTACTCTACCTGGCTTATTCCATAAACTATCACGAACACGTTGATGCTTAGCCATAGAAGCATAAGCCAATAGCCATACTTTCAATGATCTTCCACCATGCAAGAAGTATTGCTCTGAGTCAGCTCTGTAAACGTAAGGAATCTCAAGCTTTTTTAAAACCTCCTCTAGTCTTGCACAAACCAGTGGATTTATTCTAGGAGATTGCGATATACATAACTGACCATTCACTCCGCATGATCCCTCGCCATCCATCATACCACCAAGCCAACTTAGTAGTGCAAGTTGCTCAGTAGAAGGCGGCTTGATCGGAGTATAGACAGAAGCAAGCTCCATAAATGGATTTTTACGTCTGCTAAAATCTACTATAGCAGCATAGGGTCCGCCACGATCATCAGTCCTATGTGAAGTCTTTAGAAACTTATGATCTGCTGTACAATTTAGCACTCTTCCCGAAGCGGTTGTAAATTCAAAAACATCTGCATTTCTAACATTGACAGCTTGTACAGTGGCTTTCTGAAGTGTTAGATAGTTATCCGTCGTATAACCTACGATCTCATCTCCTACTTGAAGAGCTTCAATAGGCTTCTCGGAGTAATCAGCCATAAGTACAGAAGTGCCAGCAGCAAAACAAGAAAAATGATAACTCCCAAGACGATGCTTCCAGCGGAGGAGCTTTTCGGCAGTGAAAGCCTCTGGGAAAATAGGTGTACCGAAAGGATGAAGAGAACAGCAACCACCCAAAGCGGAGTGAGTAGTCCAACTAAAATAAGGCTCTTCCTGCCGAATGTGTGAATTGAGATCATCGTGGGACCAGCGGTTTGCTACTACGATTTCGTCAAAGTCTCTACCGGGATTGTTGGGATCGCTGTCCGTAGCGCCCACCAGAATCTGATGGTAGTCAATAGTATCCGCCATAACAATTGAAGATTTCCGAGCTTCTCTCCCGACAAGATCGTCTTGTACGACGACGTTGTAGTGCCGAGATTGTAAGGCAGCTCCAACTCCAATGAAATCGTAAGTACCTTCTCCTTGACCTCTACCGGCAGGAGTCCGTCGCTGGTGCAGAGATTCATTAGTCCACGTCTCCTTCTCAGTAGGCATTAGCTCAGGAAAAAGATGCCGGAAGAATGCATTGTTTTCGTAGTGGTTTGAGATTCGGATACCCAGTTTGATTGCGTTCTTGATGGTTTCACTGACCAGTAGTATGCGTATGTCCTGGCTGTGGGTTCGACGCATCCACTCAATATAGAGATCAGAGTATCCAACTGAGCTAAAGAAATCTTCTTCCCGTTTGCCAAAAGGTAATGCTCGCCAGATCGGAAAACACTCGCTGTAGACTGTGCTTTTGAAGTGGTCACGTGGAATCTCGATTCCTTCCTTGAGGCCGTCTTTCATTACAGTGAGGCACATCTGGTAGTGAAGATTCTTTGCTTTGTCTGGGTTCTTGGAGAAGCGATTCTTGCCCATTACTACAGTGCTAAAGTAGTACAGATCCATCAGAGAGTTTGCACGATAGATGAGCTTCTTCTCAGCACCAGTCTTTGCTGTATCCGTAGGAATAAGATTATAGCCTAGCACAGTAGAACGAGGTACGAAAGTATCCCCAGTAGCTCCAACTTCTAAGCTACGAAGTACATCTCGTACCTTCTGTTCTATCTCACGTTGACTCAATTACTTTTCCCTCTTTGGCTTCCAGCCCATTTTACGAAGAGTGCCGTAGACATAAGCCGCCGCGTGCTTTCCAGTAAGACCTTGCTTCTTAGCCTCACGTTTCAGACGGCGCTCGGCGGCTTTAGGTATGGCAGACTCCTTAGAAGAATATACTGACGCTTCCTGCGGCGCTTCACGCCGCTGCGGGAGTAGCTACAGTAGCAGTAGTCGTGGTCGTAGTAGTTGTCGAAGCTGGAATGTTGTTAAGCAGCGCTACGATGCTGTTAATAATTGCAGTCTGCTGTGCTGATTCGATGGTCGCGCCAGTAGCGGTTTCGTATGCTGTAAAAGCCGCCTGTGCATCTGCGAGAGCAAGGGCAAGTTTCTGTGCGCCGCTGCCATTCTGAACATTCGCTGCGGCAGCAAGCGCTTCGGCCTTGGCTACGGCAGCGGTAATACCATTCAGCAACGGAGACAATGCTGGATCAACCAGCGCCACGATACCGAGGCCACTGGTGATTACAGCATCTACAGTAGGATTCGTGAAGAACTTCTTCAAATCCGCCGGCACTTTCTCGATCCACGTGATAAACTTATTTGCCATTTTCTGCTCCTTAGAGGTTGATAACCACTTTGTCATAAGCATCCCAATCCACCCCAAGCTCTGCGGCAACTTGCTGCTCGATCTTAGTAGCGAACTGATGCTCCTTCTGATACGGTGCACGAGGACTGTCACCAGGTTCATCTGTGTTACCTGCCGGACGCTGTTCTTCAAATGCGATGTCGAATTCTGTAATGGCGAATTCTGTGATACTACGCTGCTTACAGAGATGAGATTCAATAAGTTCATGCAGAGCTACAAGAAATTCGTAGTTCTCGTTTTGCATATCTGAAACTACTATGTTAAGAGCGCCGTTGGCACCTTCGTAGTAGTCTCCTACAGTAGGATACCGATGATTTACATGCGGAATTGTTTGAATAGTGATCGGTTGCATACTAACTCACCGTCCCATCTGTAGGCATTGCTTCAAGCAGTTCTGTGCCGTCTTCGGAGGAGAGTGCGGCTTTCTCTAGAGAGTCCAATGCTTTCTGTTGGTCTACAGCACTAAGAGTATGCGAGTTCGAGAACTCTGCATTCGCCGCAATGGAGATAGCGGTGTGTTCGCCACCTTTCGCGGCGCCCAGAAGTGGGGGAGGGGATACAGCACGAATGGCGCTAATGATGCTACGAGATTCAGCATCCTTAGTCTCAAAGTCAAAGCTATCTACAGGCTTCACTTCAGTACGAGAAACTTTGGCGAATGTACCTTCACGATCCATCAGCTCCAGAGTCAAAGCAGTTTGATGCTTGCGCTCTGCGAGAGTTGTGGCTGGTCGTTGGAGTTCATTCGCCAAAATCTGCAACGCCGGAGGTAGAAGCTGCGTGAGCATCTCACGGCGTTGTTCTTTTATCATAGCGAGATTAGCTTCGTGATCGAGTATGATGCCGTGTGTGATCTTCATCCTAGCTATGAGGTAGTCAGGAGATCTCTGTATCGTCTTCACGCGGGTGGCGGAGATACAGAGCATAGCACCAATCTGAGTGGGGGTAAACTGAGCATTCTCTAAGCGTACTATATCCTCGAAACGACGAAGCTTCCGAAAGCTGTTTCCCTTCGACGGCTTCGCACCAAGACGAGAAGTCTTAGTACTGATCGAGCCGCCGTAGTGAAGAGATGCAAAACCACTATTTGCTGACGCCATCTATGCTACTTCCTCGCCGCTTGCTTAGAATGCTCTGCTTGAGCTGCTTTGTACGAGTGTCCCTGTTTCTTCGCTGCGGCCGTAGAAGCCGCTTGCCTACGAAAAGAAGCGTTTGCATCTTGCACTTGCTTGTCAGCATAGGCACGATCTGTAGTGTCTTTCTTCAACGACGGTGTAGGGATGTGCTCAATAAAGTCACGCACCTTGTTCGCAGCACCAACTACTGAATCAACTAGAGAACTACCGCTTTGTGCCATTAGAGATCATCTCCTTGTAGCCTGTCACGAGATTCTAAGAGGCCGCCGTAAGATGCGAAGTGCGCACGAAGTGCTCGCCGCAGTGGCGAAGTGTCTTCGACCAGCTCCTGCAAAGCCGCCACGGTCTTAGAAACATCGATGTACGTAGTGTCGGCCACCGCTGACGCTGCCGCCGCGCTGGTACACGTATCCATGCTTCAAGTCTACTACGCCGCCGCTGGCGTGTCAAGGGTGTATGCGCTAATTTGCGCCCTAAAAATACCGCCGCCTCTGGCGTACACACCGCGCCGCCAGCGCCTCGCCGCCGCTGCTTCTACAGCCCCATACTATATCACCACAGCACTACAGCGCTACAGTGCTTCGGCACTACAGCACAAGTTATTCTTATACTAACAGCCTAGGCAGTGAAATTTCTGAAAAAATTGTAAGGAGGGTCCCCCCCACCGTCGCGCACGAGAATTTATTTTTTGAGGCGGAGGGCGCCGGAGGCGGTAGTTACTAGAGAGTTAATAGCATTGAAGTACATAGTGCAGATACGTAGCACAGAGAGGCAAGTACTGTCAACGGAATAATAGTAACTGAAATACTGGGTACTAAAGACTTAGCGTTTAGTTACTTCCGTGATGTAGTCACCAGGGTAGCATAAGCCGATAATTGAGACAGTAAGAACAGAGCGCGACCAAGGCCGCCGGAATACTGAGAGCTGTAGCACAGTGACAGTGTGCGATTGACAACTGATTAGGCATTGCACGCCAGCGTATAACTATGCGCAGCGTGCTAGAGTCTAGGGAGTGTGGGAAGCATAACGCTTATGTGGTGACACTCGCACACGTCTAGACACACAAGGTTTATACCTTGTGTGAGTGGCTTGGATGAACATAGCGGCTCCGCATAGTCTAGTACAGACGATGCGCTACTGGCCAGCTACTTCATACCACTCTATGCTGCTGAGGCAGCTTATCTATATAGAGACAGCCACTCGCACAGGGTATGAAACCCTGTACAGGAGAATGATATGTCACAAGAAACCAATGCAACAGAGTTGAAGTCTGTGAAGGTTACAGACTCCAGAGCGACAGCGGGAACAGAATTCAATCCGCTGTCAGTGTTTACAGAGCGTGAGAAAATTGCACTAACCTCACGGTGGGCAGCACTCAAGGATGCAGAGCGCGATGACCTAGTAGAGTATGCAGCGCAAGGCTTGGACAGCGCCACGTTGTATGCGATCTACAGCTTGAAGCAAGAAGCATCGACAAAGATTTTCAGCGATATGCGTGCGTCGTATGTGTTGACACTGTTATCAAACTATATGACGCTGACCAGCAAAGAGGATGTGCTCCGCAAGTTTGCCGAGCAACAGCTTGAGACGCTGAAGGACACTTGCACCGGCGGTCAGCTTGCTACATTGCTGAGCGCATTGAAAGCGAAACTGCTCGACAAACGTACTTTTATGCCAGAGCAGATGGAATCCGGGTTCCGCGCAGTGTGCAGGTTCTACGGATTCGATAAGAACATGATCAAGTAGCGCAAGCGCATCAGTGTGCCGTAGCAACAGAGCGGACAGGGAGAATATCCCTGTCTAGCTCTGCGTGTGCGTGTGTGGAGTGTATGCTTTCTCTCTCTTCTGGCTTGCGGGTTTATTCTGTAAGAAGGAAGGGTGGGTCTATGCCCGTCAGACTCGGCGAAGTCCTTTGTTTTCTCTCGTTTTGCTCGGCTACCCTACCGTCACTGTTTTTGCTCTACCCGATGCGCGGTTGGAAGGGAGAAAGGGGCGGTTATGAAAAGCTGTAGAAAGGGGTAGTTCTTATAGTGAATAAATATATATATAATAATATATACATATACTAAGAACTCTCTTACACTTTCTCTTTGCACGGCTTCGCCCGCGCCTGCGCACAAAGCCCACATCGGGTCGAAAAAAATCGTGACGCTAGGGTGGGTCGTGTAAAAGACACAAAACAAAGACTTTAGCCTCGGCTCCAGACTTGACAACCACCCTTCGATGGGATAGAATAGTCAAGTGGAGGACAGAATGAGTTTTGCGAAGGCTATACAAAATACTAATGCTGAGGCAGTGTTGAGGTTTGCTGAGGCACAACTTAGGTATCAGAGTGCGTGTTCGTATAATACGAGATTAAGACTTGCTGCTACAGGACCGACGGCATCAGACGCGGCGGTGTTGCAGTATGCTAGACATAGGGATAAGTTCAAAGTAGAGTGCAGAGCGTATAATGATGCAAGAGCTGAGTACATATCCTCTGTACGCGCCGTAGCTTTGAAACTGCCGACAGTAACGAATAAGGAGTTGCTCTCTATATCTGTGGAAACTAATAAGAAAGCTATCACAGCACAGATCAGAGAGGATTCTCTAGCACGTTCCGTTACGCAAGATGATCTTGAGGACGCTAGAGAAGTCTGGGCTGCTAGAGAGGGAAGAGAGTACGCGCCTCTTGAAGAAGTAGATAACGCTACTGATCCCACGTTTGAGGACTTTTCACCTCTGTAGAACCGTAGCACAAAGGAGAACACCAGCAATGCCCTATCACTGGACCAAAGAAGGTAACATCTCACACACGTCGCTGCATTGGCTTTACAAAGCAGAGAAAGCAGCGTACATTCTGGCAATCATCACAGTAGGCTGCTGGCTCGCGGCGTGGCTACTGAAGCTGTAGCGACGTAGCACTGTAGCGACGAAGCCACGCTGGCAGACCTTGCTCTGCCATAGCCGCACTAGGTTGCACTGACACAGTAGATCAATTATAACGTCACAGTGTTGCTTGATGCGGCTATGGGAGCGCAAGCTCCGTAGGAGAATATGAGATGAAATATGCTTCAGCAACCCTCTTTCTGCTCCTCACAGCTACATTGCTCTCATTCGCAGAGCGCACATACCCACGTCGTATCAGCCGTATCATCCGTATCGTGATGTTGACGTTAGCTGCTATGTTCGGCATGATCGTATTTGAATAAACCAACGCCGCAGCGCCGGAGGCGCCGTGGACTGCATTAGCGCATGTGTTGTAGTAGCAGTTACTGCGCAGTACAGCTACGGCGACAAGTCGCCGCGGTACGTAACAGAGCTACAGCTACAGAAGCAGCAGCGCCTTCGGCGCACAAGGAGAATCCGAAAATGCGAAGCACCCAATTCCACGACGTAAGCGCCGACGAGTTAGAAGCAACGTGGCGTTTTGCTGACTCAACCCCTCGTGTAGACGCAGCGCGGATGCGTTTGACGCCGACGCTGCAGCATGTCAAACAACCTACGTTTGTGAGCCATGCTAAACGCTATCGCGCAGCGCGAAAGCTAAAGCAACAGCTTCAGCAAGCGCAAGCATAGCACCTTCGGTGCGAGAGAACTTCGGTTCTCTTTCCTGTAGAGCATGGTCTTACTAGGCCAACCAAAATGCGCGAACTCATCGACAGGATGCGAGTAGAATAAAACTACTCAATAGACTCTGGTCGATGGAGTTCCTACAGGGAAGAGAGCACGAAGCAAGCAGTTTTGATGCTCTAAAAGGAGAATCTGCAATGTCCACACCGACAGTACCAATCATCGCATACAATTTTCAAAAAGATCCGCACATCTCCGAAAGTCGTGACTTGCTGATCCATCTGCTACAGCTACGCTTTGCTATCGACAGCGATGCTATTAAGTACATCGACCAAACTCTCGATCTCTCGTATCACGCTGGACACATAGCAGGGAAGATAAAGGTTATTGACAGACTTTCTATCACAGATTGAGGTAGCCGCGCTACAGGCGCAGGAGGATGAGATGGAACTGACGAAGGAATTACGAGAAAAAGCAGGGAACGCTTACTGCGACATGATCGACCGTAATCTAGCAGATGCGATTGATTCAGTAAACAGCGCACGTCTTACGAAGGAGAAAGTCTAAGCACTTCATCCAAACCCTCGGTTCTGTGAGCTAGAGCTAGAGAAGTAGGGGAAACTTCTCTATACCGTAGCATAAATTCGACAGCCTATAATGCTACCTCTAGCTCACAGAGCTAAGGCTCTACCGGCGAAGCCGAAAAAGGAGAATTAAGATGCTTGATGAAAATACCGAAGCTGTGGACAGAAAAATACCCTCTGTTCATGAGATTTTTCAACCGGAACGTTACCACGAATTCAGCCAAGCGCTAGGCAGATGTACTACTGAGCTGGCAGAAGTGCTGAATCGTACGATGGCACGCACCAAAGCTGAGTTCTTCGACGACCCAGCTGCGAGCAAGGAGGAGATAGCTCAATACTACTACATCAAAGCTATTGAGCACTTATCTGATATGCTCCTCAGCTACATGCTTAGCGAGGTCAGCCATCCCACGAACAAAAACTCGCTCGAATCTATGACCATTGCGACGCCTTCGGAGAATCTGTTCTGCAATATCGGTGTCGTAGCTATGGACGCAGTGCTGAATTTTCACAACGCTGCGCATTATCTGATGGGCGTTAGCTACGACAAGCTGTCACCTTCTTCAACCGACAAGGACTTCGAGCAATTCGTACACGAAAGAGCACATTGCAATTGCATAGAAGATGTGCTCTCTCTCTTGAGCGCCGCCGTTCCAGAAATAGCGCAAACGCCTGCGCCGACTGACACGGTGCAGTGACTCGTTTTATGCCCTAAAGCCCTGCAAAAACAGGGCTTTAGCCCTTGACAACCCGCCGCCGCAAGGCGTACAATTGAAGAATGGCCAAGGAGAATTCAAATGCCCGAATCAATCAACGTTCCACATCCAGCACCTGCCGTAGTATCTACGACGTTTCCGCAAGAAATCGAAGTAACGCTTGTGCTGAAGCTCACAGTAGAAGATCAAGACGAGCGTGACGAATGGCTTGAACCAGGAACCTTTGTAATCAAGCCTGATGCTCTGGCGGATGTGTTTGATATCTTTGATATCAACTACAGCCCCATCAACAGCATCAACAACTTCACCAAAGCACAGCTTCAAGCAATTCTCCAAGCACGAACTTAACGCGGCAACCCCGAAGAATACACTCAATCTCAGCATAGACTGAGAGTGTATTCTTTAGGACGGAGCCGAAGAGACTCTTGGGCGCTAGTAGACCGGCGTAACAGCTTGCTTCTACTAGACCATTCTCCCCTCTTTTCCTCCGTCCTAAAGAGTACACGCACCGAATCGGTGCTACTCAAACTCTCCTTAAACGGAGAATCTGATTCACCAAAGGAGCAGTACAAACATGGGTACTTCCACAGCAACACTCGCAGATGCCGTAGGCGCCATCTCTCAACGGAAAGATATGGCGCGTCGGTATGTTAGCTTTGAAACTGTCACCGATGCTAACAGTAACACAACCACGGTGATCAAGACGCAGAGCATTCTTGTCGAATCCGAAAAGAAAGACAAGGATGGCAAGCCGGTGAACTGGGCCAACGCCGAAGCCGCAGGTTTGAATCTCTTCAACGAGAACGAATTTACCACTTACGACATCAAGTCGCTGGATGGCTTCGCTCTGCTGTATCCCGATCCGAAGCAGCAGCTCTACATCATCCAGAAGGGCCACTCCGCATGGCAGACTCAGGTCATTCAGGCTGCTATGAAGGCGAACAAGGACGGCGAGGCCGAGCCTACACCAGAACTCGACGGACAGAATATCGACCTTCGTGTCGGTGTGGACGAGAACGGCACTTACAGCATCTCCACGCTGCCGTCGAAGCGCGGTTTGTCGCTTGAGGATAAGCTGCTCAAGCAACTGGTCGCCGCGGGCTACAGTGAGGATGCGGCTGCTACCGCTGTGCTGAGTCTGATCTCTGCAATGCAGAAGGCTGGCACCGCCGACGCCGAGACGGAAGAAGTCGAAGCCTAGGCTATAGCTGAGCGGTTTGTGGTGCAAATTCCACACATAGGAGCATCTGGGGACGCCTAAAAACCTCCGGGCGGATGCTCCTATGAATTTTGCAAAACCTCTAACTTCTTAGCAGCGTTGCTGCGGGAAAGGACAGCGAAGCCGTGTACTTATACTACGAACAGCACAAAGACGCCACTGGCAAAATCATTCTGACTGAGATGCGTCTCTCTTCCTACGGCGATGGCCACCTCGCCATAAACTTTCGCAACCCCAAAGAGCAGATTGCTTTCGAAATGTGCAAGGAAGTCTTGAAGTATCCTCCTGTAGCACAGCGAAGCTACGACGAAACAAACAAAGTCTGGAGCTATTTTGACGACTGGGGCGCGAAAGTTATACAAGCACTCAAGGATGTTACAAAAGCTATTCAAAGTGAGATTCAGTGCTTTGAAGTAGAAGACCTCGCAGCGCAAGCACTAAACAATCGAATCACATTCAACGGCCATAGCCAGAGGCTGAAGCCGGAAGACTTTTTCTATAACTACGGCAAGCCTGTAGCAGCAGTGCCGATGACGAAGGAAACGCTTGAGCAGAAGCTCAAAGCCCTAATGGGAGATGTGCTTGACAAGTCGGCCTATCGCCGCGCTGCACTCAGGTATCATCCTGATCGTAATAACGGCGACGGTACAAAAATGACTGAGTTAAACTCACTCTGGAGTGTGTACAATGCCTAAGATTGGTCAAGCGCTTGGCTTATTACAATTCCTCACTCAAGTTATGATACACGACAAAGAGAATATCACAACATTCGATTATGTCTCTGTTAGTTGTCAACGCTGTAACTTGGAGAGAGAAATTACCACACCTGCGCAGTTACGCAACTGGTTAAGACATGAATGTTTTAAAAGGAGAACTAACAATGCCTAAGAAACAGCGCCATTCGCACGGTCCTCAAGATTTTGCAGAGTACATAACTCCTGAAAAAGCATACGAAGATCATTGTGCGATAAATGATCCTCCTGTATGGAGAATAACAATGCTTGAGCCAGAGTATCTCGGTGATGGAGTTTATGCGCAGCAGTCAGAAGCTTTTCCTCTGATCCTTTCGACAGGTTCTCACCATTGTTACCGCGAGAAGGTTGTGATATACTTCGAGCCTGAAGTATTGCTGAAACTTATGTACTACATCAACAAAATCAAGGAGAACTGTAATGGTCTTTCAAATCCAAAACCATAGAAACGCCGTAGACGCTAAGCGAGCAGCGATAGAAGCTGCTAGGGCAAAAGCGTTACCTGCCGGAGCGGAGCGTAGCGCTCTTATACGCTATCTGCCACCCGGCGAGTGTCCAGATCGGAACCGCATAGTCTTTGACGATAGCGGTAGCATGAACGAACAAATCGAGAATGCAAAGCGCGGCGTAGTAGAATTCCTACGCAACTGCATTCCTAACCAGAGTGCTGTAGCGGTGCACTTCATGAATACGGCAAGATGGGGCACTGAGCTTCGTAGCAACCTCTTGGAGCTGGCCGCGGACATTCAAGAATCCCAGCTCTCTTCCGGCAGCACGCCATTCTTTAACACACTCAAGAAAGCACTTGAGGCGAAGCCTACACTAACTCGCTTGATCGCTTTCACAGACGGCGCGCCGACGGACCAACTGTCGCCAGAGAACAGTGACGAGATTTATGTTTTTAGTGCGAACGCTCCAGATACTTGGATAGCCAGCGCTGACGTTATCATCAAGATCGCGTACGCTATAGGCGACCAATCTTTATCCGGTGGCTATGTCTCTAAGACTAGCGGAGCGCATGGACCTTGCATTCCAATCGACACAGTATTCTTCGGCTCTGCCTTCAGAGAAGGAGAGATGGCGTTGCTAAAGTATCTCTCCGATAAAACCGGCGGATACTTCCTACATTTTGATCCGCAGAAAGTCAACTTTGCTACGGCGTTCAAATACTTGGCGCCGTGCCACAGATTGATGCTCGCCTCTAGTAGCTTTAGAGCGCAAGTAGAAAGCGGGGCGCAGAAATGAGAACTTTCTTAGTAATAGTCAGTGGCGTAGGCTTTGGATTTTTCGTCGCCTTCATTACACTCTTTTTAGCCTCTCGTTATGAAGAGTGGTTTGAGGACTTCTTCGATTCTTTTGACGAGTGGGCGAAGAATGTGGGGAGGCGGAAATGAAGCGTCCATCAAGCGAGCTTCTTTTCGTAATGGTGGAGGCTTGGTTTACTTCTACCTCAAGACACCGCACAGAATCTGCATCGGAAGATTTCAGAGAACGTATGTGGGAAGCTCTTCAAGCGGCTAATAAAGCTGGTTTGAATTTTTACGAACGCAGACAGAAAAAGGAGCGGAGCAATGAAACAAATCGAGTTTGAGAGCAAGCTGCTGAAACTAGTCAAAGTAACCAGCTTGGCCTACAGCAAAGTGCCAGCTTCAAAGAGCAAGTTTCGTATTAACGCAGTCTATGTTCACTATAATTCTCTGTGCCACTTGGAACTAGGCGATCATTGCATGGAAAAGCAGTTAGAATACTACAAGGAGCGCAACAATGCTTCCAAGTGAAGCAGCTCAAGCACAATCAGCTCTCCTCGCTGCCTATCCACCGCTGGTACAGAAGCAAGTTGCTATTCTCACACGTAAGATGCTTGTCTTAGGTTTTGGTGCGCTTTTTACTCGCATGGTCGAGGGGCCAGTAGTACGAACATTCTACTTTAGACCCCTAGGCGAGCCAAAATTCTCAAGCATCTTAAACAAAGAAGAAGAACTTGCTGGTTCGCTCGCTGTAGAATCCGTTCGCATTGAACGCTTTCTCGGCGAGCTTACCATATCTGTCCCGCGAAGCGACAGGCAGCTTATTAAATTCGACGAGTGCCTTCACAAAATGATGATCTCACCCGTCACAGCAGGCATGGCTCTGCCTCTCTTAATGGGCCAATCCACAGTAGGAGAACATCTCTATGCCGACTTGGCAGTACAACCTCACCTCCTCATTGCAGGCGCGACTAATAGTGGTAAGAGTGTCTACACCGCCCAGCTTATATGTTCGCTTGCTTTATTCCGTAACGAAGATGAGCTGGAGTTTATACTTGTGGACACAAAAAACCTTGATCTCGTACTTTTTAGAGGACTTGGACATGTCAAGTACGTCCTCGACAACATCAGTGACCTACGCGCCGCGCTGTTGCTCTTGCTCGAAGAAGTGCGATTGCGAAACCAGCAAATGAGTGGGCTGTGTCGTAATATCAGAGAGTGGAACAGCATGAACGACGACAAACCTATGAAGTACAAAGTTCTTGTCATCGACGAGCTAGCAGATGTGCTGGATCAAGATGCTGGATTTCTCTCTCAGATAGAGCGCAAGATGCGCCCACCGTCAATTCACTCATTGCTTAAGACCATCGCTCAGATTAGTCGCGCCGCTGGAGTGCATCTTATTCTAGCTACGCAACGTCCATCGGTCAAAATCCTGAGTGGTGACATCAAAGCAAACTTCCCGGCGCGTGTGTGCTTTAAGCTTCCATCCAGTGTGGACTCTCGCGTAGTTCTGGACGAAAACGGTGCAGAGAATTTACTCGGTATGGGAGATTACTTGTACAAAATCGCCGGCTCGGACACCACAAAGCGAGCGCACAGCGCGTTCGTATCCATCAAAGACATAGCAACTATCATCGATCAGAATGAGGTGATAAGGAGGCAGTATGCAAACCAAAGCAGAAGCTGAGCATTTGATGGAGCAGCAGCATTACGGAGGAGATTATGTGTCTCCTCAAGATGCAGGCTTGGCTGATCCTGATGAAGAGCAAGCTGATGAATCCTATTGGTATGAGCATATTGCTGATCTTTGTGCTAATTGTGCTCATATGAGAGAATCTCACGTTGACTATACCGAAGATTGTAGCGAAGTTAACTGCGAATGTCTTCATTTCAAGGAGCCAGAAATGAAACTCAAAATATTCAAGTATCCGCTAACCATGGACGGCGATACAACTCTTGAACTTCCACGCAACGCTCAAATACTGAGCGTTGGCACACAAAATAGCCAGCTTTATTTGTGGGCACTCATAGACACTGAAATAGGCGTGATAGAATCACGTTATTTTCGTAGCCTAGGTACTGGATGGCTGATAACAAAACCTGGAAAGTTTATCGGAACAGCACTCTTCTTTGAAGGCAACCTTGTACTTCATGTATTTGAGGTGAATCTATGAAATACTACTACGATCGCTACTGGGGCTGCTTTTTCAAACGTTCCATCGAAAATGGCACCGGTCCAGCAACTCTCGACAATGGTATAAAACCCACCGACCTAGAGCTTATCGGCGTTGGCTATAGCGGCCATCCTGGTATGCTCAACGACATCCACTCACAAAACATTGCTGACCAAGGTCCAATTCCAGCGGGGACTTATACTTTTCGCGGCCCCTATAAAGACCCAAAACGTGGTCCTCAGTGCTGGCGACTAGAGCCAGAGCCAACGAACAGAATGTACGGGCGCTGTGCTTTCTTGAACCATGGCGATACTGACGATATGTCACATGATGCCAGCGACGGCTGTATCGTAAGTCCGCACTGGGTACGTATGTTGTGGACAGATGGTGACATTTTGGAGGTGCTGTAGCATTTCTTATGCTACAGCCATGCTGAGGGGCCGGCCCCGAAAATCGGGCTGGTCCCTTTGTTTTCAACGACTTAGGTCGGTTTTCGCCCCTCTTGACAAGGGGTGTAAACAACGGTAAAATGGACTCATGCCTAGACAAAGCGCCTTGACCGTCACTTCGACCGTCCGAATTTTCCGAGCGCAGGCAGAGGCTTTGAAGACAGAATATCCAATGCTGTCAATGAGTGCTCTGATGCGTGTGCTATTACACTACTTCATATCTAAGAAACTCCCCGTAGAAATCTACCCTCTAGCTCTGGAGGAAATGGCCCGCGCTAAAGAAGCGCAGAGGAGCAACTGTAAAAAACAAAGTTTAGTAGCATAAGCAGTCCAATCTAAGAGTGAAGGAGCTTTAGCAATGCCAGAGTGCATGGATGATGGTATTAACGGCTGGTCCATAGAAGATGAAGCAGCCGACAATGTGTTCCCAGAGTCTACGGATAGTCCAATCGAGGAAGAACCTCCGATACCAACAGATGAGCCAGAAGAGATCACACCAGAAGAAGCAACCGCAACGACGATTCCCCTGCCATCAGATAGTCCTATCGACGAAGACCCAGGTCACTTAACCTCCCTAGTATGCGATTCCTGCCTTGAACTAAATCTCACTCACAAGTCATCTATCGAATGTGCAGGCTGTGGTAAGTCATTCTGCCTACACTACGCATCGAACATTGACGTGCAATACTGCGTCAACTGTATGAGTGACGTATCTGTATCAAAGAGCGTGATTACGAAGTCCTACGAACACAGAAACGAAGAGACGGGGCAGCTCTCATACTACAGACGCCGTGCTCGTGAAATCAAGATCGATGGCTTAGACTGGCTGTTTGCACAGCGTAAGATTCCCGAACTATCCGACGCAGAGCTTGATCTAACGATTGAGTATCATCGTAACATCCTACAGCTTATGATCGCGGAGCAGGAGAAGAAGCACGCGGCGTATCTACATCGAAACGCCGGAGTGAAGGTCCACTTCGCTTCAACTCCCGCCGCCGGAGTCACTAGCACAACCACAACGACAGTAAAGAAAACTCGCACAGTCTCAAAGCAGAAAGCTACGGAGCAACTGAATGCCTTACTAAAGGATTTACTTGCTAAGGGCTTGAAGCCAGAAGACATAGCGAAGATGGTGGGAAAGAAATGACGGAATTCCAGAAGATGAAACTCATTCAGTTTCTAACGTGGGCTGTGCAGTTAGTAACAAAGCTGCAAGCCGATGGACCGTTTAGAACTCCTGGGTTGGCTGAGAATTTCTGTAGTGAAGCGCAGAAACATATTCAAGAACTGGAGGAAGAATAATGAAGTCAAGCAGTCAGTTGATTGAGTTTCTTCAATCGAACACGCTTCCGTGGATTCGATGGGATGAGCAGAAGCAGAAGCTCATTGTCGTAATCGACAACCACATGCTCAGCACGTATCGAAACTGTCCTCAGCATTTCTTCTATGCCAACGTACAAGGCTACCAGAAGAAGTCCGGCGTTAGAGAAGGTGAAAAAGAACGTGCATGGTACTTGGACTTTGGTATCATACTTCACAAGATGCTGGAAATCTACTACCAAGAGTTTCGTAACCCTAGCTTCGATGTGTCTAAGTGGGCTATTGATCGTGCTGTGGCCGAGTGGCAAGAGATGAAGATGGATGAGCATTCTACTCACAAAGAGTATAACGTCATCGGCGGTCAATTCGGCTTCACTGGACTTCTGATGCAATATGCCATTGTAATGACGCCGCTGAATGAGAAGTTGCGAGTTCTTGGTACAGAGGTATCCTTCGGACGAAATGGCGAGGTTCCACTCTTCATCGGCGAAGACTTAGAAATTTATCTCGCTGGTCGTATAGACCTTATCGTAGATGACGGATACTTCATCTGTCCGATGGATCACAAAACAATGGGAGCTTTTCGTGGCGACCCTGGACTGCAATTTGAAACAGAAGAAGGTCCGACAGGCTACATCTATGCGCTGTCTAAGATTATTCCGCAGATCGTGCCGGAGGAGCAGATTCTAAAACGAGATTGCTCAAAGATTCTGATGAACCTCATTCAGAAAAAGCCCACGTCGGTGCCGCAGGAACGGTTCAAGCGTGTGCCAGTAAGGAAAACTTCACAACAGCTTTTAGACTACGAGGATAGGATGATAGGAACAGTGGGTCATCTTATCTCAGACATGGAACGATGGCTACATAATTGTTCAACTGTGCGTAACACAACAGCTTGCGCAAACTGGCACATGAGCACTTGCGCTTTCAGAGATGTATGTCGGCAAGGTTCTAGAGACGCCGAGATTGCCACTCTAAACAACGGCTTCGTCAAATTGCCTATCTGGGATACAGAAGCCGTTCAACCTACAACGTTTTAAGAGCAGGAGAAGGAGTCCTAAGTAATGTCAACTTCAACAAAAACCTACACACCAGTTTCCGCGATTCAAAATGTGGCGATTGGAAAATGTACCGAGATGCTGCCAAACCACCTACAGTGCTGGAAAGCTGGAGACTTTGTGATTACTGTGACGACGCCTCCAGCAGAAGGCCAAACAGAGCCAACGACGACCTCGTATCAGAAGTGCCGTTACCATGCACAGCTCGAAAAGGCTGCTGACGACGCCGCGGTGGCTGAGGTAGCGCAGGAAGCTACGGACGAGGCAGCTTTAGCCGCAGCACAAGACGCTGTTGCTAAAGACAAAGCCGCAGCGAAGTAACTCAAAGAGAGCAGGGGGAAAGCAATGGCTACACAACCGAATCCATTCAATAATATGGCAGGGATACGATCTGAGGAGATTTCTTCCACTGATCGACTCAAAATTGCCATAATGGGAAAACCCAAAACTGGAAAGAGTTGGCTTGCTGCAACGGCGCCAGGACCTATCAGATACTATGACTTCGACGATAGGTCCGAATCGCTAGAAGGCAAGCCAAATCTTTTCATCCTCTCGAAGCCTACGATGTTGCAGGTAGAAACAGATCTCTCGGTTATGAAAGCAAACAAGACAAAAGGTCTGCCACTACCTGCAACAGTAGTCTTCGATTCTGTAACCTACATGAATCGTGCGATGGAAGAGGAAATCTTTCGACAAGATGCCAAGCTCTATCGCATTATTCGTGTCGGTAACAGCACCAGCATGAAGCTCCGTAACTCATGGGATGTGATAAATGGAATCCAGCGATACGTGGAATACCTTGTTGCAGAGTTTAGCGGCCTTGGAGTTAATATCATCTTTGTCTTCCACGAAAAAGACCAGAAAGACAAAGGCGAGTCCACAGCTACAGAAACAAAATACACAGGACTCGTTACGACTGATCCACAATACCTCGAAAACAGCCTCAGCCTCTTTAACGAGGTTTATCGCATCACAGTTGACGCAACAAGACCAAATCAGCAAGTTTACAAAGTGACTTGCAAACCGAATAATGATGTTCTCGCTTCGACTACCATGTTGCTGGACGCTGAGGAAAAACCGAACATCATGGACATGATCTCGAAGCACAAGGCGAAGCGTGCGGCGTTGCCTAAGAATACGCTGACAACAGTTTCTAAGTAAGAGCGGCCACGCCGCAGAAGGAGCAGAACAATGGCATTTCAAATGAGCTGGCAGAAGGATGAGCTTTCTGGAGCACCACCAGTACCAGCAGGACGTTATACACTGCAACTGAAAGGTTTCCGTCCCAAGGCTTCAAAGGACGGGAAGAGTGTTAATCTCAATGCTGAGTTTGAGATTATCGGAGCGCCAGAGTATGAGCATCGGAGAGTGTTTCATAGTTTGAACAGCGGCGCGGGATTTATCATCTTCGACTTTGTACACGCTTGCGGCCTGCAAATGGAAGAAGTACAGGATGAGTTCGCTGGTACTGAGAAGGCGAATCTCACACCTCCCGGCGTGTTCGATGGTTCTGATGCGCACCCGGACGATCCGACACAGTGGAAGTACCAGGGGCCGCTCACTAACAAAACGCTCGAAGTAGAGCTTGCAGAAACGGAATACCAAGGTAAGAAAAGAAACGAAATTCGGCAGTTCTTCTGCGCCGTGCCGGGATGCACGGAGAAGCATTCGACTAATCTTATCAAGGGCTAGGAGCGCAGCTTGCGCTGACAATGTCAATACGTTGATTCACATGGTAAACGGTGTGAGAATGAAGCCTTACACCGTTTACATTTTGCTTCGGATCATCCGTTCGATCATGCTGATGTATGCGAAGCGCATCTTGAGGAATACAGAGTTTTCTAGGAGAGTATATGCAATCAGTGTCACCAGTTTTTACAGATGCTGAGGTTGAGTATGAGCAGATTATAGCTCTCGATCAGCCAGAATATTTGCCAATAGCAGTCATGCATGGCACTCGTACAGACGGCTCAGTTGCTAATATCGTTCGTTTTAGACTTTCAGATGATGAGAGAAAAGCTATTTCTGAAGGTGCAGATATACTTTTGAACGAGCTTACCTCAGGTCATTTCACACCAGTCTGTTTAACAGTATGTATGCCAGATACTAAACCGGAGATTGTATGACTAATGGACACGACGGCTGGATTGGCGTAGACTTAGATGGTACTTTAGCCAAGTACACAGAGTTCACCGGCGAGACACAGATAGGCGAGCCTGTGCCACTGATGGTGCAGCGTGTGAAGAAGTGGCTCGCCGAGGGAAAAGAAGTCCGTATCTTTACAGCGCGTGTTGCACATCCTGACGATTTAGAAGCTGTAACGAGTGCGATACATCACTGGTGTATTTTGCACGTAGGAAAACAACTTCGCGTTGTCTGTAAGAAAGATCATAAGATGATTGAGTTATGGGATGACAGATGTGTTCAAGTTATCCCCAACACCGGTAAAAGAGCGGATTGGAAAGACTAATGCCCTACATTCCACCAAAAGGTTCACCAAAGGCTCCAATCTGGTTCATTCTAGCGAAGCCGTACTCCTCAGATATCACGACACTACTAAGCGGAGGTATGGGTTATGTACTGGAACGTATGCTCAAAGAAGCAAGGATTAACTTGGCAGACTGTTATTATACTTGTCGCTGCCCCAATAATTCTGATTCTAGTGCCTATGCTAATCTGGATGGTGAGCTTAATCAGTATCATCCACCGCTTGTGTGCGTTCTTGGCGATGTAGCAGGATGGTTCTTGCCGCCGCTACGAGAGCCGAAGTCTGTAGAAACTTCAGCAGGCCAGCTACAGAAGTATTCTGGTTCTCTGCTTCAATGTCCATCGTTGCCGTATCCGCATTACATGATGCCACTCTACGCGCCTGACAGGTGCGTGGCCGACTGGACAGAAAGAAATGTCACTACGTATATCGATCTGCAGAAGTTACGGGACGAGCTTGAGTATTGGAAAAAGAATGGTAGTCTCAGGCCGTTGCCTGAGCGTGTGATGAAGTATCAAGATATGGAGATGGATGAACTTATAACATATCTTGAACGATTCAAAAGCGCGCAGATTCTGTCTGACGACATTGAGAATCCCACGTACAAGAGCGTTATGTACTCGCCGCATCCTGGGTATCCTCTACTGATGGGCTTAGCTGACTCCAGTAACTTCGGAGTCAGCTTTAGGCTGTTCCGTGATAAGCCAAGTGAGAACAGGGAGTTATGGAAGAGGCTCGACTATCTCTACTACAATGTACCAGTGCTACTCGGACAGAATTTTTTCAATTACGACGCCTTATTTCATAATATGCTGGGCTTTAGGATACGACTGGACCGGGTACAGGATACGCTCATACGCCATCACATTTTGTGGCCTGAGTTAAGTCATAAACTACAATTCATGACCCGTCAGTATACGAGAGAGCCTTACTATAAGGACGAGGGTCACGGGTGGAACATCAAGCACATGGACAAGTATCGGCGGTATAACTGTCTTGATGCTTGTGTAACGTTTGAAGTATACGAAGGACAAGAAGAAGAATTTAAACAAAGACCGCAACTGCGGTAGGAGAATGAGATGACGAGATTTGGAAATGTCAATTTTGCAGAACTACTTCGACCTGGTATAAAAGCAACGATAGAAAAAATACCTGCTTTGAGAGAGGCTGCGAGACTAAGGTATTTAGCCGATCCTACTGCGTATCGAAGAGAAAAATACTCTTGTAAGTGTCAGCGAGACGATAGAGTTGGAGTGTTTTTGACTAGTCCTCTATGTTATGTCCATAATAATGATGTTCCAGATCTTGATCCAGAGTATAGAAATGTCGATCCTCCGGCTTCTTGGATAAACGAACATTACGGACCGAATACGATGGTTGATTGTTTCAAAGAGGAAAAGAAATGAACAAACATCTCGCAAAGATTAAAGAAATCGCTCTCTTTCTAAGAGAGGTGGTGCCAATCTGCTATCTTCGTGCAGTGCAGCATAAGTTGGATGAGATCATCGATGAAGCTGTGGCGTTGGAGAAGGAGATGAAATGAGAAAGCTATTTCATTGGCTACACACTTATTTCATATTAAATAAGTGCCCTAAATGTGGCAGACGACTAAGAAGTGTGCCAGGAGTACATACAGGATTTTGCACACATGGAAGGTAGGAGCCGACCAGATTATGACTGCTAGAGCCAGAGAAAGCGCTCTTTATACTACAAGGAGAGTTAAATGCTAGAACGAGTCTCCAGTTCGTACGAGCACGCTCTACAAGCTGCCTACTTCGATATAGGCAACCGCGGTATCTGTATCAACACAGACCGTATAGCAGAGGCTAAAGCTATAGTCAAAGCAGAGGTTGCTCGACAGCTTGCAATCGCTACAAACCAGTGGGGTGTCAAAGTCTTCGCCGGCGCAGATGCTAAAGCGCCGGAAGGTTCTATCAACATCAACGCCACTCAGGGTAAGTATGCTCTCCTAGCTGGCCTCAAGACTCTTGGTTACGAGATCGTCAAAATAACCAAGAAAAACGCGGAGGGTAACTATGAACAGAACTACAGTGCCGGAGAACTTGCTCTGCAAAAGATGCTTAGTAAGAACCAATTTAACTATCCCGGCGGTGATCCAGCTCTTAGAGCGATTCTCAAAGTGCGTGAACTCGGAAAGCTCTACTCCTCTTATCTTAATGCTCGATTACTCAGTCGAGGAGGACAGAGTTTTTTTCTCTCTAACTACAACGTTGCAGGAACTCTCACTGGACGACGCTCCAGTAGACGCCATACTTTTGGATTTGGAAATAATGCGCAGAACTTCCCAAAACATTCAGACGTAGCACAGATGTATCGTCGGTGCTTGGTTGCTAGACCGGGGAACATACTGCTGATGGTTGACCAAGTAAGTGCCGAAGATTGGCCTGTGTCGGCGTTGTCTCAGAATACGCACGCATTGGAGGAATTGCGTTCTGGTGTAATTGATCGGCATTCCAAACTAGCTTCCCTAGTGTTTAATATGCACATCCCTGGTAAAAACGAGCCTGACTGGGATGATGTGAAGTATGAGGACTACCGATACCTAGGTAAGAAGATACGTCACGCCAGCAATTACGATATGAAAGCTGGTAGAATGAGTGACGCCCTAGCACAAGAAGGCAAGTCATACTCAGAGGCTGCTTGCCAGATATTGCTAGACAAAGCTGCAAAGATCGATCCTGCTATCAGAGCGGTCTTCCACAAGTACGTCCAAAACGAAATCTCAAAAAACAGAGTGCTTGTCACGCCGTTTGGACGTGAGAGGCAATTCCTAGGAGCTAGGCCAAATGACAACAATTCAAGCGTGTTCAAAGAAGCATATGCTTATATCCCACAGTCTACAGTGGGAGATAATACAGGCTTTGCTTTGCTCAGACTCGAAACTGATTATGAAGTTCAAGAACGTAAAATCGTCCAAGAAGGCCATGATTCTATTGTCCAGGACATCGCCGATGACGTTGAGACAATCTATAAATACCTTCTCAGAACTGATTCCGCATTTAGAAGGGTTATCAAGTTTCACAATGGCATTGAAGTCGAGATTCCCATCGAAGCAGAAATTGGCTACGACTTCCAAACTACGGTCAAAATCAAAGAAGTAAGTCGCGCCGGAGTCAAAGAAGCAATCGAGAAACTCAGAGCTAAAGTTGCGGTGCAGGACAAGAAGTTAGTCACAGTGTAAGAAGGGCCACCTTGAGCAGGATTTTGCACAAACCTTTTCACGAAGCATTTCTTGATTGCTACGCGCCACATACTGACATCCCAGTCAACTTTCTGACATGGGGTGCGCTATCGCTAATCGGCGCTGTGCTGAAAGACAACGTGTTTTTTGAATCTGGAACCTATACGATCTATCCAAACATCTTTGTGATACTTGTAGCTCCTCCTGGTATAGGTAAGGGAGCTATTCTACACATCGTAGACAAACTGATCGAAGAGACTGAGCCTAATCCTGTGGTGAACTTGATCTCATACCGTAATACTACTGAGTCGATTCTTATCGACATTGAGCAAGGCTGGGCTAAGGCGCCGCAGATAAAGAATCAGCAACTTGTCATCGGAGGCACGGATCATAGTTGCCTGTGCCTCAGCACTGAGATAAGAACTCTGCTAGGAGCATCAGAGTGGATGCTGATCTTTTTGGAAGAAGCGTGGTCTGAGACGACGTTTGGAAACAAGACCAAGAATAAAGGCACCATTAAGATCAAGGAGATGTGCTTCTCTCTCCTCGCCGCTTCGGTACCATCTTTCATGCGCGACGTAGACAAGATGCGTAACTCGAAGATGATTATCACTGGTGGCTTTACAAGTAGATGCTTCTTTGCTTATGCTGATGCGCCGTCTAGGTTTGTGCCTTTTCTTGAGCCTATTCAGGATAATCCTAAGTCTAAAGCGCTTTATGATAACTTAATCATCGACTTAAAAAACATAGCTTTGCTTCATGGTAAGTTTACTGTAGACACTGCGGCTCGTATTATCTTTGAACAGTTCCTTAAGACGCAGCAGCAGATTGCTAAGTCTGAGTACTCCGAGGTTTTACAGAACTCTCGTGCTCGTATCAAAGCGAACACGCTGAAACTAGCGATGATCTTCTCCGCTTCGAGAGGCGACTCTCTAGTTATAAGCCAGGTCGATATGGCCAACGCCATTGCAGAAGTAAGCAAGATGTTCACACAACTTGGCAAACTCTTTAGAGGCGCCGGCGAGGGTATGGACTCCGCGACTACGGCGAAGATTCAGGACTTTATAGAAAAGACAGGCCGAACTACGGAGAAAGAGATCTACAGAGCTTTGCACGAACATATCAACTCTCCAGAGACTTTGAACAGAATTCTATATGTTCTAGAGACTATAGGCTTCTGCATAAAGAGTTCTGGAGTGCCAACATACTATCAACACGCAGCATCACAACCTAAGAATGGGAGAGTGCCGTAATGCCACCGCATGAGATAATGACAGATTTCCGTACCGCAGAGCAGATCAAACTGGGTGAGCGTCTCAAAGAAGCCGACGATGCCAGCAAGTACGATACTGGCTCTATCGAAAGCATCGTTCTTGACCAAACCAACGAAGTGAACTTTCCAGGCTTTCCCTACACTTTCAGAGCCATCGGCGAGAAGATACTAGTAAGCATCGACATACCTCTCACCGGCTTCGAGTGTAAGACCTGCAACGGGAAGAAAAAAATCGAAGTGAAAGAGGGCCGCGAATCTAAGTTTGAG